GCCTCTGCACTAAATGATTTATCAGATGTAACTACAGGAACTATATCTAGTGGAGATGTATTGTCATGGAATGGTTCTGTATGGGCTGCTGATTCTAGTGGTGGTGGTACAACTAACTTAAGTGCTACTGCTAACGGTACTTCTTTAACTGTTGAATCTAGTTCTGGTAATAACGTAAGTCTTCCAGCAGCTACTACTTCAGCTTGGGGAGTAATGAGTGATGATGATAAAACTAAATTAGATGGTATAGCTTCTAATGCAAACGTAGGTCTTACAGATCTTGTTGGTGACACCACTCCTCAGTTAGGTGGAAACTTAGATGTTCAAGCTAGTGAAATTACTACAAGCACAACTAACGGTAATGTCAAACTTACACCTAATGGAACTGGTTTATTAGAAGTTAAAGGTAATACCAATCCTGGTACTATCCAATTAAATTGCGAGAACAATAGTCACGGTGTAAAAATAAAAGGACCAGCCCATAGTGCGGCTGCAAGTTATACATTAACCCTTCCTAATACAGATGGTTCTGCTAACCAAGTACTAAAAACAGATGGATCAGGTGGTCTTGATTGGGTTGATCAGTCAGGTGGTGGTGCTACAGATAAAATTAGTGAAGGTAATACAGAAGCAGAAACAGTTGATACTGGTTCAGATGGACATTTTAAAGTAACTACAGAAGGTACTGAAAGATTAAGAGTTATAGCTGATGGTAAGGTCGGTATCGGTACTTCTACACCAGGAGAGCTTTTACAGGTTTATGCAGCTTCTGGTAACCCAACAGTTCACATAAGAGCTAATAATCAATCTACTTCTTCATTTAAACTTGAAAATGATGATGGTGCTTGGACTATATCTTCTGGTACTTCTAACTATCCTTTGAAATTTGCAGTCGGTGGTAGCGATAAATTCACAATACTAAATGATGGAAAAGTAGGTATTGGTACTACTTCCCCATCAACAGTATTAGAAGTAAATGGTAGTTTTAAAGCTAGTAGTCTTGCTTATCCAACTTCTGACGGATCAGCTAACCAAGTATTAAAAACTGATGGTAGTGGAGCACTTAGTTGGGTTGATCAAACCGCTGCTAATGCGACACACACAGGCGAAGTAACAGGTAGTGGAGCATTAACTATTGCAGATGACACAGTTGATGAAGCTAATTTAAAAGTAAGTAATTCACCTACTAATGGTTATGTATTAACGGCTCAATCAGGTAATACTGGTGGTTTAACTTGGGCTGCTGCTTCTGGTGGCGTAACTTCTGATGGTCAATACAACACTGTTGGTGGTACGAATGCAGGTGATTCATTTAGTGGAACTTCTGCTGAACAAAACACATTCTTTGGATATGACGCTGGAACTGCTTTAACTACTGGAGATTATAACTTAGGTATTGGACCATTTGCCCTTTCGACTATAACTACACAAACCGAAAATATTGCTGTTGGAAGATTAGCTCAAAGGTCTTCAACGGGAAGTTATAATATTTCCATCGGTAATAATTCTCTTAGAAATGTAACAGGATCACAAAATACTGGTATAGGCAATTCAGCAGGACAAGAGATAACAAGTGGTGATCACAATACTATATTAGGTTCATTTGCTTTAGATGCTTGCACAACAGGTTCTTATAACACTGCTATTGGAAGTGACGTTGGAGATAATCTAACAACTGGAGCAGATAACGTTTTAATAGGACATAAAGCAGGTAATAGTGGGACTAATGATTTAACTACAGGTTGGAATAATATTATTATTGGACATGAGGCTGCTGCTAGTTCAGCAACTGTTTCTAATGAGATAACTCTAGGTGATAGTTCAATAACGAAGTTCAGAATCCCTGGACTCAATTTTAGTATTAAGGATTCAACAGCTACCGATAACTACGTCTTAACTGTCGATGCTAACGGAGATGCAGGTTGGGAAGCTGCTGCTGGTGGTGGCCTTAGCTCAGATGCTCAAGAAAACACAGTTGCTGGAACAAATGCTGGAGATAGTTTTAGTGGGACAGATGCAATTAAAAACACGTTATTTGGTTATGATGCTGGTACTGCTATAACGACTGGTGACAAAAATACTGCTGTTGGTTGGAAAGCTGGACTTAAAATAACAACTGGATATAATAACGTATTTATAGGTTCTGACGCAGGTAAAGAAGTTACTAGTGGACAAGAAAATAATTTAATTGGTAATGGAGCTGGTATTGCTCTTACTACTGGAAATACTAACGATGTTGTTGGAGCGTATGCTTTAGATGCTGCCACCACTGGCTATGCTAATCAAGCTATAGGTAGGCATGCTTTAGGTGGTTTAACCACAGGTTATTTCAATGTTGGTATAGGTTACGAAGCTGCTAAAAACATCACTACAGGTTATAAAAATGTATGTATTGGACAGTATGCTGGATTTGATCTTACTACTGGACTGCATAACACCTGCATAGGTGACTATGCTGGAGCGAATTTATCTAGTGGTAGTAATGATAATACTTGTATCGGTCAAAACGCTGGTTTCTCTCTTAATGGTTCAAATAATATTTTAATTGGACATGACGCAACAGAAAGTACACATAACATAAGTAACGAAGTAACTATTGGTGATGCAAACATAACCAAGTTTAGAATACCTGGCCTTAACTTTACAATTAAAGATTCTACTGCTACCGATAATTATGTCCTAACAGTTGACGCTAATGGTGAAGCTGGTTGGGAAGCTGCTGCTGGTGGTGGTGGTGGAGTTAGTTCTGATGCTCAACTGAATACCCTTGCTGGTACTAACGCTGGAGCTAATTTTTCTGGTACAAGTGCTAACTACAACTCTTTATTCGGATATGACGCTGGTAATGATATAACTGATGGTGATAGCAATACAATTGTAGGTTATCAAGCTGGTGACGCTATAAATAGTGGTATAGCTAACACAGTAATTGGAAGGTCAAGTTTAACATCAAATACTACAGGTAATCAAAACACATCTTTAGGTCCGTGGGCATTAAATGACGCAACTACTTCTAGTAGAAATACTTCTGCTGGTGTTAATGCTGGTAGAAAAATAACAACAGGAAACGATAATGTTTGTCTGGGTGCAAATTCTGGTAATTCTGGAACTAATGATTTAACAACTGGCTCTAATAATATTCTTATAGGTAAAGAAGCAGCAGCTAGTTCGGCAACAGTATCCAATGAAATAACTTTAGGTGATACAGCTATCACTAAGTTTAGAGTCCCAGGTCTTAACTTCTCGATTAAAGATAGTACAGCTACCGATAACTACGTCCTAACCGTAGACGCAAACGGAGACGCAGGTTGGGAAGCGGCTGCTGGAGGAGGTGGTGGTTTAACCTCTGATGCTCAGAAGAACACTGTTGGTGGTACAAATGCAGGAGATAGTTTCTCAGGAACAGATGCAACTGATAATACACTTATTGGATATAACGCAGGTACTGCAATAACTAGCGGTGAGGAAAACGTAGCAGTTGGTAAAGACGCTATGCTTGCAGCTACAACTGCTGCATTTAACACTTGTGTAGGAGATAACGCTGGTGTTGCTATAACCACTGGCAACAACTCTACTTATGTAGGTAATAACGCTGGAGACGCTACTACAACAGGTGCTGGTAATACTGGTATAGGAAAACTGGCAGGAAGAAGTGTTAATACTGGTACTAATAATACTACTTTAGGTTATCTGGCTGGTAATGACATAACCACTGGTTCAAATAATACTATTATTGGTTATAACTCTGCTGCTAGTTCAGCCACAGTATCGAACGAGATAACTTTAGGCGATAGTTCAATATCAACCTTACGTTGTCAAGTAACAAGTATTACTGCACTTTCTGATAAAAGAGATAAGACAGATATTAATACTTTAGATCTAGGATTAGACTTCATTAATTCTCTTAAACCAGTCAAATTTAAATGGGATTCAAGAGAAGGAATAGAAAAAGATGGAACTTATGAAGCAGGTTTTATTGCACAAGATTTCCAACAAGTACAAAAAGATAATGATGCTGATTATCTAAACTTAGTCTTGGATACTAATCCAGATAAACTTGAAGCCACACCTGGCAAATTAATCCCAATTCTTGTAAAAGCAATACAAGAGCTTAAGATGGAGGTTGAAACTCTTAAAAACAATGGCTGAACGTACAACTGACGAAGTGGCGACTATCTTCACTAATGCTGGAGATAGCGTCACAGTCATCAACACACTTGCTGCTCTTTCTTCTTTAACAGATGATCAAAAAGACGAAATCAAACGCAACGTAGAACACCTTGAAATTATCAAGGCTTATAAAAAAGAAGATGGTACTACTTCTATCTGGACAACAGAAAACTTTACAGATCAAGATGCTGCAGTAACATTAGGCAAAACTAAATATTAGTTCCATGCCTAGCCCAGAACAAAAGCGTGATGAAATTCAATCACGCTATGACACTAACGTTGCTACATACAACGCTACACAACAGCAGATAAATACTCTGCAAGCAGAGATCAGAAAGATTGAACCACTTCTTATTCAAGATAGTGGTGCTCTTAAAGCACTTAATGAACTCCTAACCTCAGAGGAAGATGATTCGCAAGATTCTTGACGGAGTAGCTGTTCTAGCTTTCCTCCTATCAGCTTCTATAGCTGGTGGGGGGCTTTTCGCCTATCTCTGGCTTACCAATTCTGATAACCAGAAGATGCTTCAAGATAAAGCAATGGAAAAGGTAATGGGTTCTATGAAACTCCCTGGATTATCTGGTCCTGCTTTACCTACTGGAGCATTAACACCTGGACAGCAAAAGAACGAAGAGAAAAAAGCATTTGGTTTGCCTAAGTTTTGATCCCTGAGATTGGTGTAGATCCCATTAGGGTTACACCTGTTAATACTTATGTAATTAATGTACCTACCGTTAGTCCTCCAAACGTACCAATCAGTGTTCCTATAGGGTTTCCAGTGATTGAAATGCCTTGTGTTAAAGCAAGGCGAAGTATTGAAAATGATGGACTTATAGATAATGATCCAGACGGCAATATGATTTTGTGTCCTGCTCAGACACCAAGTTATGAGCCTATGAATTTTGAACCTCTTAAAATTGTTCCTATAAGAGATGAAGAATTAGAAAGACACGAAGAACCAGAAATCCCTCCAGCACCAGAAGTGCCAAGAGAAGAGCCAGATACTTGTCCTCCCGATGGGGCACCTGAAGTTGGGACAAAGGTAGAAGAGGGTACTAAACAAATTATTAAGTATGAATTAGTAGGAAACCGTTGTGTAACTAGATATAAAAAATTAAATGTTCAACAACAGATAATTGATGCAATACCTACTGTCCCGCAAGTGGTGAAAACGGGAGGAATTACTCTAGTCGCTACAACGGCTGCACTTAGTACCCCACTACTTTTGAAGGCAGTCAAACCAATCATTAAGCAGATAGTAAATAAGGTTAAGAAGGCTTTAGGTAAGAAAATAAAACGACCAAATTTATCAGAAAGAAGAACTACTTCGTATCGGGAGAAGAGGGGTTTACCACCTTTAAAGGAGAAGAAATAACGTGTCTATGTGGCAAGACTTGACCCATTTTAGGTTTAACTACAACATCTTCACAGAGATTAAAGTAAGGAGAATCTTTAGCAAACTCAATTCCGCTTAACTTTAATTTTCCACATTCACGTAATCTTGCAATGTGCCAATCTAATTTTTTATTATCAATTAGTTGCTGTTGATGTTCTCCTTGTAGTTTTGCATTTTTCAAACAACGCTCTTGAAATCTTTTATCAAGTGGCATCGAAAAAGTTAAACTTGCTCCGAGATTAAGTGAGAAATTATCCTTCTGTCCTGTTCGTGTCATTTGATTATAAATAACATTACCATCATCGTCATAGACAGGAGCTTCGTACCAGTATTCTCTAGGCTTTTGGAACGTATGTGAGTCAGTAACAAAAGGAGAAAATGTAAGCATTGGCCCCTGACAAACCACTCCACCACCATATTGATTCTGTATAAGATTTCCCTGTAATGTTTGTATTGCCATGTTAGTTAAACTGGCTGAAGTATTAGCTACTGGTGCTGCTGTTTGTGATGTATTAGCTAATACTTTAGGTGAAAATATAAATCCAATTATTGTGAGAAGACTGAGGTAGTTTCTGTAACTGACTCTAAAACAGTGGAACGATTTATGGTTGTTATATTTGAAAGTCCAGGTCCAACATAGGATTCTACATACTGAAAACTTTGCCCTGGATTGGCAATTGTGACGTTTGGTTTGTTGCTTAGATCTGCACCTGTCCATGTATAACTTACTCCGTTAATTGTTTGGCTCGTTTCCGTGGGCGGTGGTGAAAGAGTCGTACCATCAATAGCAAGATTCGTTCCATTGACCGAATAAGTATGCCCAGTGTTGAAATCAGTAGAGACAATAGTTTCAGTAACATTTTGAGTAGTGCGAGTGACTGCAGACATTGTTCCGCTAGAAAAATTAGGAACGACTGGTACAGCTAAAATTTGAGGGGTATTTAATATTAACAGCAACGGTAAATAACGTTTCATTTGTTTATATCCATATAGTGTTTCCACATAATCAAGTTAAAGATTAATAGAGTCACAACAAATACAGAGCAAATAAGAATTGGAACGTGCATCACTTCACTGTCACGCTGGTTACTACTGAGCCAATAGCGGAGGTGTTTGCACCTCCAGCAGTTACCGTTACTACACCAGCCGAAGTAATTGTCCCTGCCAAGGTACCTGCTACACCTCCAGACATCGTTAAAACTTCACCGTAAGCTGGCATGTCTGCAACCACCCCACTGGTGACATCCACACCTGAACCTATGGCATTTACAGCATCGCCTTGATTCCAACTTTCCGAGAAAGAAAAAGCTGCACCTGCTGTATTTACGTCATACGCTCCAACATCAAGTGTTGCTGCTGCTGTAGCAGTACCAGCAGTTAACTTGCCGAAATGAGCATCGTCAGCAACTTTAATATTGGAACCTGAGACTGCGTAAGTACTACCTATACGGTTTGAATCTGTATAGGCTCCATTAACCGTTAACTGAGTTGAAGTTGTGATGTTATGCGTCATATCTGCGTAAGCAGAAGGGGCTGCTAAGAAAAGCAACAAGAATAGTTTTTTCATACAGGTTTTTTGGTTACTGAATCAGTTTTAACAACCTCAGCTCCATTAATGGTTAGAGGAGTTTGTACCCTAATGATTTGTTCAGTCTGGGCTGTATTGCTTTTAGCAATCATGGCTTCCATATCCTCTTTGCTTACACCATTGTTTTTCTTATCTTTAGTTGTAGCCAAACCAAAAGTGCTTAAGGCTCCTGTGAAGACACTGGCGATGAAAGTTGGATCAAAGTTTTGTTTTTGGAATCCAGGGAGATCTACATAAGCCAAAGTAAGAATAAAACCTGACCAAACCACAATTCCAAGTCTTACTGCTACTCCAATCAGTGCTACTTGTTCTTCTTTATCTGGAGTTATCTCTTCAAGTTTTTTAAAAAGACCTTTTTTCTTTTCTGGGTCTACAGAAGTAGGAACTTTTTTGTCATCCATG